ACCGAAAAGGCGATCGTCGCCGTCCTATTCCTCGCGCTCATCGGCGTGTCCGTGATGTGGCTCGAGCACCGCGGCGCCCAAGGCTGCGAGGCCGGCGACTTCGCTGCTGCAGCCAAGGCCGCCGTCGCCAATTCATCCACCCAAGCGGCCGGCACCATCGCCGGCGCCAAACAGGACGACCACCGTGTCAAAGCTCTCGCCGCTCGTATTGCTCCTGTGCCTCAGCTCAGCCTCCTGCAGCCTACTCCCGACGCGCCCAGTCTTGGCTCCGTGCCCGCAACCGGATCCCTTGCCGGAGCGCGTGCATGTGACACCAACATCGGAAGCTCAAGCGCGAGCGGAAGTCTGCGATCTGGTGAAGACGCTGCCTTCGTGGCTGCGCTTAACCGATTCATCGGCCAGCATGTGCAACGGGGTCACGCTGACGACGTCGAAGTAGCCGACCGCGATCGGCTGCTCGTCATCCGCGACGCGGTGTGCCGGGGCCAGCTGCAGCCATGAACCGGCTGACCGCCCTGATCGCCGCGATCGGCGTCAACCCCTACTGGATCGCCTTCAACGCGCACTGGGGCTTCGCCTTCGCCCTGATGACGTTCCTGCCGAGCTGGTGGACGGTGGCGGCCGGCGTCGCGATCGCGGGCGTCAAGGAGTTCTACTTCGACGCCCGGAACGAGGTCCCGAAACAGACCGCGCTCGACAACTGGTCCGACTTCCTCGGCTATTGCTTCGGCCTCGGGCTCGCCGGCTGGCACTCGGGGCTCTTCCGCTGAAGCGTCTCCATGGCGCGCAGGCAGGCCCGGTGGCGCGCCTCGACCTCAGGATCAGCCGAGAGGCCGTCCCGGAGGTGGTAGGGCATCTGGCCGGGCGCCAGCGGCTGCGTGAGAGGATCGCTCACGGCGCGGCCGTCGATCCGAACCGGAGCCCGATCTGCCAGTTCCGGTAGACCTCCCGACCCTCAAGCCCGATAGTGGCGGCTTGCCAGAGCCGCACGGCCCACGGTGGCGCGCCGCGGTCTTCGAGGATGGCAGTGACGCCGAGGTGCAGCGCCGCCTGTGCGGCGAATAGCGCGGTCGTGGAGCGCTCCGACGGGTGGGCGCCGACGATCCATGCGGAGTCGACCTCGTGGTAGCAGTCCGCGCGCCGCGCGACCTCCCGTGTCTGCGCGTAGTCGGCGACGTTCAATGCCTGGTAGGCCGCCTCCTCGATACGGGTCTCGGGCGACCAGCTCGCGCAGCCGCCGAGCGCGGTGACTAGTACCGCCAATCCCATCCTCTTCACTTGGGCTTCTCCATGGTTGTCTCACCATGGCGCCCGTAAGTGTCTGATTTACCGGCTTAGCATCCCGGGCTCTTAATCAGTTGGTTGTAGGTTCAAGTCCTACATGGCCCACCACTTACACGCGCCGGTGTCTCACTGTCGCATCAGTCCTTGTAGACGTTCCTGACGAAAACCGCGCATCCGGGCCGCGCCGACGCCGCATGCGGGCGACAATCTTGGATAGCACCGCTTCGCCCCAGTCGCTCAATGCGGCATTGACCGCTACGCAGACGAGCCGGCAGTTCCCAATCCGGTAGTCGGCCGAGGAGTCAATTCGATCCAGGCTTGGTGCCCAAGGCCGGCGCTTGGAGCCGGTGACCTTCTCTTCCGAGAACCATATCCCGGTCACCTCGCACCGTCCCCCGGCGCGCTTCACGATTTGCCAAAACTCCTCTATCGCCAGTCCGAACGGGATCTCGCGATGGCGGGCGTTTTTCTTCGCCCTATCATAGACGGCCGCTAGGTAGGTGCCCGGCTGCGCCTCGACGACCTCACGAAACTTCGCTCGAGCCGTCGCCTCGGACCGGCCGAGCGGGATCCATTGCTTCCGGCGCCTCAGATACCAGGCGCCGTGCTTGATCGTCACACCGGGCTGCGTCCACATCGGTCAGTGCCTCACGAGTGTGAGCGGCTTCAGCCGCTCCCGGTCGACGTACCGCCGCAGCATCTGCCCGGAGTGGCCCAGCACGTTGTGGTCGGCATCCGAAGCCGCCTTCCGGCGCAGATCTCGGAACCTGAACCCCGGAACCTGCCGCCCGATCTCGCTCGATACGGCTGCCTGGGACCATTGCTGGCCGAACCGGTTCGTCAGGACCCACGGGCTCGCCGGGCGCTTGCGCTTGATGGCGAGGCTGTCCGCGCGCCGTAGGGCTCTCCGGACGACTGCCCGCAGAAGCGGCGTCCACTCGTAGAGCTTCCTCTTCCCCGTCTTCGATTCGGTGACCTCGACCCCCTTCTCGTTCAATGCGTCACGCCGGAGCTGCCGAAGGTCAGTCAGACGCATTCCGGTGAGGTAGGCAACCCAGATCAGGTCCCGGAACTGGACCGGCGAGCCGACGATCAGCCGGCGCAGCTCTGCGTGAGTCACGTACCTGGATCTCGGTCGCTCGGTATTGCGCTTGACGCCGCGGCATGGGTTCGACTGGACAAACCCGCGGCGCAGCCCAAATTCGTAGGCTGCCGATAGGACCGCGCGCTCCCGATTCACGGCCACTGCGCGCTTTTCACGCTTCCCGCGCTCGAGGTGCTGCGCGACGATCGACGTCGTCAACGCCTCAAGGCGCATGCGGCCGAACACGACCGTCAGTTCACCGTCGATCATCCGCTCGTATTCCTTCCGGGTGACAGCAGACAGCTCCTTCGTCCCTTCCCGCCGGTACTCAATCAGCAGCTCGCCAATCGTGCGAGGTGCGGTATCCGGTGACAGCTCCGCGATCGCCTTGGCGAGCGCGCGCTCCCCTTCATCCGCTCTACTGAGTGGAATCCACCGCTTCTTTCGCCTGGCGTAATACCGGCCGTGCTTCAGCGCGACGCCGCGCGGCAGCTTCATAGTTTGGTATCCATTCGTCTCCCCGGCGCCGACCTTCCATTGCCCGATTGAAGGCGTCAAGCGTCGTGAACGGCCGCCCTTTAGGATCACGGAGATACGAGATTCTCCTGTCCTGAAGCCACGAGATGATTGCGCTCGGCCGCTTGAGGCCCGACAACCGGCAAAGCTTGGTGAATGAGACGATCACATCACGCCCTTGCGCTTCTTCGCCTCGTAGGCTTTATTCCCGAGGCACAGTGCGATCGTAAACGCGAAAGCCACAACCAGGATCACATCGATGACGGTCATTTCGCGCTCCTACGTGGCAACGATTCAGCGAGCCACCAAAACCGATCGAACAGACGGCAGCGCAATCGGTAGCTGCTCGCGTGTGAGAAGTGGCCAGCGTAGCTCGCATAGACCGATCGGAGCTGCTCGAGCGCGCTGCGCCTGGTCGTGATCTCTCGGCCGCGGACGTGTCGCCGCTCCCAGGCAGCGAGCTTCTCTCGCGCGTGGCTGATGACTCTGCGGCGAACGACCGTATGCGTCGGGAAGATTACGTAGCCGAGGAAGTCGATTCCCTGGCGGAGGGGCCGCAGCCGCTGGTCGGACTTCAGCGGCGGACGTGCGCTCGCTTCGGCTGCGTGAGAATACGCTCGACGGGCCATCCCATCGTGAGGCGGCCACGCAGTGTGTGGTGCGGAATGCCGGTGCGCTCGGCCCAGTCGGCTACTGAGAGCGTCTCGCCCGCGAATGTGAGCAGACGGTTGTCGACGCGGTTGCGAGAATTGACGCTGCGCGTGACCCATCGGCAATTGCGCTTCCCGTAATTGCCGTCGTTGTTTCGACGGTCGAGTACCAGCCCCGGAGGCTGCTCGCCCATATCCGCGAGGAAATTCGCGAAGGTCAGCCAGCGCCGGCAAACCTCGATTCCACGACCGCCATAGCGGTGGAAGTTTTCCGAGTGAGGATTGAGGCAGCGATCCTTCATCGTGCGCCAGACCATATAGGTCGGATTGCGTCGGCCGTCCGCTAGACGCGTCATTCCGTGAGATTTGTTCGGCATTTACAGCGTCTCGTGCGTGGAGTGCCGGCATTATAAACCGAACCGCGTAGCCCGAGGGGGCAAGCGCTATCCCTTCCAGTTGGGACCCTGCAGCGCATCCTTGCGGGTAGCACTGCGTCGTCACGGATTTGCCCCCTGCGGGGCCGAAAGGGAACTCAGTATCGGAGCGCTCTGAGAGGAAGCGGGCTCCCCCTCATTCTGGCTCGAGTTCCGAAGTGCCTTCAGCCATCCCCCTATCTGCCTGCCGAGATCGCTGGCGAGCTCCGCGATCATCTCGAATTCGCGGAAGCTGCCGAATGCATTCACGTCCTTGCCGAGCTGCAGCGTGAACTTGAGATCGTCCATGGCGAGCGCGAGCTCCCGAACGCGGATGAACTGATGCGCGCGATCGCGCCATGCGATGTGCACGCACCGGTTCACCTGCATCGCGTCGCGCCGAAGGTCCGCGCCGAGCGTGTATCGATGGCGCCGGGGAAACCGCGTCACGGCCTCCTCGATGACCATGACCACTCGGCGTGAGGCGCTCGCGATTGGAGGGAGCTGGCGTCTCATGTCAGCGCCTCAGTCCAATAGGCCGAGGTTCTGACCGGCGCGCACCGCGCGGACGTGGTGGCCGTAGTCCTGGCCGCCGCGGCCGGAATCGCCGCCGTTCAGGCCGACGAGCCACGCGTAGCCCGAGGGGGCAACAGCCGGAGTCGACGACAAGGTCCATTCGAACGGCCCCTTGAAGGCGTCCGTGTTCACGGCCGGATCGCAGCGCGTGTAGTCGACGATCGACAGCAGCTCCTCGATCGTCGGCGCACGCCAGTCCGTGTGGCCGAAGAGCCTGACAGCGGCCGCGGCCTCGAGCGCCATCTTCCATGGAAACCGCTTGCCGCCCTCGATCGGCTCAGCCACCCAGGTTAGGTCGGTCTTCGCGTCGTGAACCGCGACGTGATCGCCAGTCGTCGGCTTGCCGTCGGCGCCCAGCTTCGTGAAGCGCTGGCCTGCGATCGGCGCCGCCGCGGGCTTCGGCGCGAAGTAGTGCCGCTCGAGGCGTTCGATGCGCTGAGTCAGAGTGAGCGGAGCGTGCCGCGGCGCCCGGCGCGCGACGACCTTCTTGCGTGACTTCATCGTGTTCTCCTGATGGCCAAACGGCCTAATTACTGACCGGCGCGCACCGCGCGGACGCGGTCGTCGCCGTCCTGGTCGTCGCGGCCGGAATCGCCGCTGTACAGGTAGACGCCCCACGCGCAGCCCGAGGGGGGAACGAGATCCTCAGTCGAGGTCCAGATCCATTCGCCGTCGCAGTCCGGGAAGAACGCCGGGTCGACGAGCGGATACTCGGTGCGCGAGCGATCGGGTAGCAGGAACGCTTCCTCGACCGTTGGCAGGCGCCACGACCAGCCATTGATGTCGAGCTTCTCGGCCCACTTTTTCGCCTCGGCCCACGTCAGGCGCTCGGGCGAACGGTGCGCGGTCCAGATGATCGGCTGCGCGAGCAGTGAGTGGTCGAGGCGCACGGCCAGGTGGCCGGTAGCGTCGTTCGGGAGGTCGGTGCCGTCGGCGGCGAGCTTCGTCAGCTTGTACATCACTTCTCCTTGCGGGTTTTCGTGGGTTTCTTGGCCTTGGACTTCTCCGCGGCCGCGAGCTCGCGCCGCACCTTCTCGGCGTCGACCTTGAGGCGTTTCGCGGCGGCGAGCAGCCGCTCCGGCTTCGAGTTGAGCATCTGAACGTCGGGTTGCAGGGCGACGACGAACACCGCGCGCGCGAGCTCCTTCGGCGACATCTTCGGCACTGCGGCCTCGATCGCCTTCGAGTGCCGGTCCCACCCCTTGCCCGTGGTCTCGATGCCGAGGAGCTCGCAGACCTCCTCGCCGGCAGACACGCTGCCGAGGATGAGCGCCACGAGCTCGTCGCGGTGCACCTCTGCGGGCGCCTTCTCGGCCAAGGCCTTCAGCAGCGCCGTCCGGAAGTCCTGCTCGCGATCGCGCTTCGTGCGCTCCTGCTGCCGCTCGCGCTTGTAGCGCTCATCGCTGGCCGAATGTGGCGGCTTCACGCCAGCATCCTTGACGGCCTTTGCCGCGGCGGACGTCGAGACGACCTCAACGAGCCTGCCGCTCTTCGGTAGCTGCACGACCGCCGCGGTCTCGGCGGCCTCTTTGCCCACGAGTTGCCGGTAGGTGCGATGCTTCGGATCGTCGTAGCACTTGTCGTCGAGCGAGACGTAGCCCGAAATGTGGTCGCCGTAGGGCGCGAGCTTCTTCGCCTCGCTGCCGCTGATGATCTTGCGGCCCGAGGCCTTCGCGTCCTCGAGCGCGCGCTTGCGGGACGCCGCGACCTTGGTCTCGAAGCACTTCGGGTCCGTGCAGACGTCTGCACCCTTCACGTCGGCGAAGAGCTCCGGCTGGTTCCCGGTACGCTTCGGGCATGTGCCGCACGGGCCGGCGGCCGGGACCAGGCTCGCGTCCTTCGGCGAGAACTCGGCATCGGCGAGTCGCAGCATGTAGGTGCGGTGGACGAACTCCGCCGCCTCGCGGAACGACATCGGGCCGTTGCTGTAGCGGCCGTTGCAGATCTCGCCGCAGGCCTTGCGCTGCAGGTCCGCGTGCGGGATCCGAGCGAGCAGGAGCGCCGTCGACGCGTTCAGCTCCCCATCGAAGAACGCCTGCCGCGCCGCGGGACCGAGCGCGAGCAGCTTCAGCCGGCCGTAGACGTAGCCGCGCGACTTGCCCACCTTCGCGACCAGGTCCTCGACCGTGTACCCGTGCTGCTTCATCAGGGCCTCGTAGCCCTCGGCCTCGACGAGCTCGTGCAGGCCTTCGCGCTGCAGGTTCTCGACCAGCTGCACCTCGAGCACCTGCTCATCGGTGAGGTCGCGGACGCTGACCGAGATCTCGGTGAGGCCTGCGATCTGAGCCGCTAGGAATCGCCTCTCACCTGCAACGATCTGCCAGCCGGGCTTACCGTCCGACAGCTCCACGGGGCGAACTACCGGGGGCTGCAATAGGCCGACGGACCGAATGCTTTCGGCAAGTTCGTCGATTGCCTTCGGATCGAGTCGCTTCCTACGTTCGGCCTGAGCGGCTCCGCTGCAGACAAGTAGCCGAGCGACGGGAACTGACTGAATCGTTGCATCCATGATTACGCGGCCTCCCGACCGCAGCGCATGAGCGCTTTCTTGACGGTTGGCGCCGAGACGCCGATCGCCCGGCCGATCTGAGCGTAGTTCAGGCCTTCGGCATGAAGCCGATGGGCGTCGGCAGCAATGAGCGGGTACATCGGAGGCGTCCCTGGCCCGCGTCGCTTGAGGACGTGCGTCGCGTGCAGGCAGTTCTGCTTCGACGTCATGAGTTCGAGGTTATCGGGATGGTTGTGACGCTTATCGCCGTCGCGATGGTTGATTTGTAAGCCGTCCGGTATCGGACCACGCAGCACGATCCACACGAGTCGGTGCGCCTTCACGGCAAAAGCCCGATAGTTCTCGCGCACGAGGACCTGAAGGTATCCGCCGCGGCCGACTGCCTCGGCCCTCCGCATGCACGACTTCTCCGTTCGCCGATCGAACGCCCGCCATATCGATCCATCCGCGCGCACCTGAAGGTGCCCCATCCGGACGGCTTCCATTGCGACTCGCATTGACTCGAGCACCTATGATCCCTCACTCAATCCGCCAGCACCGCAGGCCGCCCTCGACGGCGCGCGTAACGACGCGGAAACCCTTCGCCTCACGCTTGGCGAAGCCGCGCGCCCAGTTGCCGACCGACGCTCGCGCCGCGACGATCGCCTTGTGATCCGATGCGGCCACGAAGAACGAATCGCCCCTCACCATGTCGAGGAACGGATACGGGCAGACCGAGGAGCGGCCGCCGCCGATGCGCGGCGGGATCGGAACGCCCTTCTGCACTGCGAAGCGCGGGGCAGCCTTGACTGGTTTTGCAGTCACGCCCCCCCCCCCCGGATTTGAGGGCGGCGCTCATGCCCGACGTCCGCGCGGCTGCGCCGGACGCTCCTCGGCACCCTTGGCCGGCTGCTGCTCGGTGAACGCCTCGCGCAGCTCGTTGAACACCGCCTCGACGTCGATCGGCAGGTCGCGCTTCGACTCCTTGAAGTCGAGGCCGATGTCCGCCCAGGCGCGGTTGAGCTCGATGAGGTTCGGCGCGCTGCGAAGCGCGGTGATCGCGGTCTCGACCGTGAAGAACGGAACCGCGGCCGCGGGCTGTTGCGGCTGAGCCTGCGCCGGTGCGGCCGCGGCGCCAGCCGCCTTGAGCGCGTCCTTCGCGCGCCCCGTCTGGGTCGCCGCCGGCGCCCCCGCCTGGTCCTGCGGCGCGAAGGCCTCCTCGACCGTCGTATCCCCCTCCTTGATCGCGGTCGCGAGGCCGCGGAGGAGCACGAGCTCGTCCTGCCCGATGTCCTCGATGCCGGCGACGCCGAGCCGCTCGAGCACCATCTTCTCGGTCGCGCCGACCTTCTGCAGGTAGGCGAGCGCCTCAGCCCGGCGGTTCGCGATCGTCTTCGAGTCGCCGGCGATCACCTTGCGGGCCGCGTCGTAGATCGAGGACCAGAACGCCTTGGGCACGCCCTTGAAGACAGCGTTCCGGAGCGCGATCGAGCAGGCCGCGTTCGCCGTGACGCCGATCATGTCGGCCTTGAACCGTCGGCCGTCGCGCCCAGTGATCCGCCGGCGCACCTCATAGGTGATTGAGACGTTGCGCTCGAGGTCCATGAAGACCCCCTGCGCGGTCACGAACTCGCGGCCCTCCTCGACGATGCGCGCGCCGGCCCGGCAGTTGCCCCAGGCGGACGCCACGATCTCGGCGAGCCGCGCGCTCGGCCCCTCGATGATCTTGCCCTCGCGGGGCAGGGCGTAGATGCACTCGCTGGCGATCTGCTCGTTCAGCGTCGCCATGTCCATGCACTCGGTCACGAAGCGCTTCAGGCTCCGCGGATAGGCGCGCGCGGTCGTGATGGCCTGGTCGAGCTCTGCCTTGCTGATCGTGCTGACGAGGCCCATATCCGGGGCCATCGATACTTCGCGTTCTTCGGCTGACATTTCAGGTTCCCTTCAGCCGGAACACCCGGCTCGTTGATGCTTTGACGTAGGCCTCGTAGATCGCCGGCTGCTCGGCCTGCAGGCGCTTCGAATCGAGCCGGCGCGCCGACTGCGTTTTCCAGGTGGAAAGCGTCTTGCCCTCGCGGTCGAGCAGGATCTCGGCGTGCTCGCCCATGAAGACTTTGACCTGCAGCTCGAGCTCCGATTCGTTCGCGCCGTAGGCCTTGAGCGTGCCGCGGAGGATCCGGAGCTCCTCGACCGCCTTGGCGATCTCGGGCGTCGCGACGATTTGCTTGCCGTTGTCCTGCGGCCAGCGCAGGTCACAGTCGTCGAGCGAGGTCGGCGGCGGCGGGTCGCGTTCCTGCACCCGGCGCCAGAAGTCGGCGAGCCGCTCGAGCATCAGCTTCTCGAGCTCGGCGTCGCGGTCGATCCGGTAGATGCGCAGGTCGTTCGCGCCGAGCAGCACCGCGAGCTGCGCCTTGTCGTAGTCGACGACGGCCATCTGGTGCGCCACCTGGATCAGGTAGTGCATCGGCACCTCGTCGGTGCCTTCCTCGCCCCACATCCGGATCGTGCGCAGCCCGGCGGTCTTGAACTCGAGGATCGCGCGCTGGCCGAGGATGAACGAGTCGGGCGTCGCGATCAGGTGCGGGTGGGCCTTGGAGCGGAACGTCTTCGCGTTGCGGCGGACGCGCAGGCCGGTCTCGCGCTCGAACGCCCGGGCGATCACCGGCTCCATCGCGTGGCCGAAGAACGCCTTCTCCGGGTCGATGTTTGACTCGTTCGCGGCGCGCGGGCCGTTTTCGATCGCCGTGACGAACCGGTTG